CTGTGGCGCAGACCGCCTTTATTAGGTCTGTCTGTCTACACAAGAATGCAGGGATCTGATAAACATCAACAGCATCTCTAAACTCACGTTCAATACGAGCAACTTGTACATAGTCATGTACATCAGTAAGTGTCTTTACACCTAGTTCTACTTTTAGTGCCAAGAAGTCTGTTAGTGTTGCTGACATACCTTGCCCACGTACACCTTGCATACTACTACGATTAGCTTTGTCAAAACTTGCTTTAAAATAATATTCAATACCATACTTATCACATACACGTTTGCACTCTCGAGCGATCTCTAAACTTTGTGGTAATGATTCGTGCTGACATGGTCCTGCTATAATTCTCATATTATTGGTATCCATCTGTTTAATAATAAAGGATCTATTTGTTCACGTTTAATAATATCAAACGCTATTGTTATACGAGGCGTATCCTTCTCCCACTCGCTAACACGATGATATAGACCTGCTGGACTGAGTGTTATATAACCATCTTGGTTGTCAATTGTTTTAATAACTTCATCTTTATCTCTATACATTGTTTGACTAGGTTCTGCGTTTACGCAAACATACCCATGCCACCTTCCGTCATGTACTTGATTTTCTGGACCATGTTTATGCCAGTTTAAGTAGCCGCCTTTGTTATAAACATTCACCCAACCTGCTATTGCGTATTCATGCCAGTTTGGTATTTTGGATTTAATTGTAGTTACAATTTGTTTATATAGATCAGTAAACCCTGGGTAATGACATAGGAACACATTGTATGCTTCATACAACTCTGTACTACGACTACCTTCTGCAAACCCCATATACCCCTTAGGAAAAGTTTTGTAAAATTCGTCAAATCTATCTGATACTAAATCTGCTAGAAGCTTACTACTATGTTCTAATTGTATTAGTGTCATTTTACTTACACACGATTTGTGATGTATCATTTCCTATGATCCTTTACTGTATAGTAAGTTGTTACTAACTGATCTAGGAGCTTTTTTAGTGTAGGGTATTCTAAACTCAGTTCACACAACTCTTGCCATTCAGAATAATTTAATAATTCGCCTTGTGCTCTTGCAACGCCTGCAGGGTCGCCGCCGACAATCCAACGAGGTATTTTATTATGTGGCTTATCTCTATATCTTGCATATACAACTCCGTCAGCTCTTTCATATATTAATGCTTCGCCCGGAATCATTGTTAACTTACTTTTCAATAGCGACATCTAATTTCCCTTTATCATTTAAATTATTATAAACTATAGTGCCGTCAACATATCTGTTAATTTGTTCAGTCCACCATGTTTGGTCTTCTAAAATTAAATGTGCATTTCTTCCGTCACTAAGTCTTTTACGTGCAGGCTTAGTGTCTATACGAAGCCATACATATTTTGTACTTAATAAATTTATGTGACCGAGAACTTGATTTAGAAACTCTGGTTCAATATGTTCTAGTACATCATTACTAAACACACATTCTACTTCTGTTGCGTTGTTAGCAAACATTAGTACAGCAGGATCATATCCTATACACTTAATGTGTCTGTACCTTGACTCTAGGTCAGATAGTATGCCTCCTTTACCACAACCGTAATCTAGTAAAGTTAAAGGTTGCCATTGTTTAACATACGTGTGAAACTTGCCAAGGTTCTTAGTCTTGCCACCAAAGCCTTTTGTTCGACTACGGTCGGCATGTATAACACGAAGTTCTTCTATATACTTCAGCGAATACATTTATTTCACTGACGCTCCTACAGTGCGTCTAACAATATCATTGTGATTAAATTCAGCCCAATAAAGTTCAAACGCTACACCATCTTCAAGTCCTTCGAACTGATGTATTTTACCAGGCTTTACTTGTGTAAAGTCGCCGGCTTCTAAAATAGTTTCATCAACAAGACCGTCTTGGTCATCTTGCCAAACACGTACAATCATTTTTCCTGACTCTACAAAAAAGCCATTCCATTTAAATTCATGTTCATGTTCAGAGCATTTAAATCCTTTGTTAAATTCAATACGGTGAAATTCTAGTACACCGTTTGCATGTACTAACTCTGTGTTACCCCAGATTTTTCCTGCTTTAATTCCCATTGTACTCTCCTTTATATAAGTGATGCATATTCTATCACTTCGCTCTGTCGTGTAATATCTTTAGCAACAAATACACAATCAGGCCTGTCTCCATCTGTTAGCGGCATACTTAATAGTTGTCCGTTTTTCATTTTAGGGAAATACCATTTTACATCATTATAAAAATTAACAATTTCTATCTTTCCGTAGTCTGATTTAAATCCTGTTAATGGGTTAAACATCCATGCTTCAAAGCCTCTGTCATTTAAACTAGTCAGCGGCAATACTTCTAAGTCCATGCCTGCCTCTTGGTCGCCAACAGCAATATGCCAATCTACTGGCATTGTAAGTTCGTGTCCGTTTATATTAAGGACCATAGCGGGTGCGCTAAATGATTCTAAAAAGATCAAAGGAATAAAAAAGAAGTCGGGTTCCTTTGGATCTGAATTATCAAGCACACTAAAACGTATGTCCTCATCTATTTCTTCTGGTAGTTTATCAAGATGAAAACATTTGTTTTCAAGTGTAAGTATTCTCATATATTAGTTCCAATCAATTTTTTCTATAGTGAAAGGATATTGTGCTTCCTTATAGAATTTTTTACGTTGTGTTAAATGTCTCTTTGCAAATTTGCACGTTGAAGTGATATCCCAAATTTGCACGAAGTCTTTGTCCTTTGCCTTTCTTACGCCTCTGCCTATACTCTGTATTACCCTAACAAAACTCTTGCCAGGTTCGATAAGGACAAGATTAAAGATTCTAGGAATGTTAAGTCCAACAGCCGCTACACCATAAGTTGCAATAATAACTTCATTAGTGCCTTCCTTAATTGTATCGTAAGTTTCTTTCCTGTCTTTAACTTTTACAGCGCCGCTTACAAACGTGCTGTTAGGTATTAGTTCTTCTAATAATTTGCCTGCGCTAATTCTATCTACTAGTATTAGTGTGTTGCCTGTCTCCGAAATCTTATTCATCATCTTAGCAATGTACTGTAGTCTCGCTTCGTTTGATGTTAGATATTTAAGTTCGCCTTGGTAATCTCTATGTGCAACAGTGTCAATTAATTGACAAACGTTAACATGACATTGTGATAGCACACATTTGTCTTGCAATTCTTTTGCTGTAATGTTTCCAATTACAGGTCCAAGACTTGCGTGTATACTTTCAAACTCAAACTTCTCTTTAGGCACTGTGCCAGTTAGTCCCCAACGTATTGGAGCGTTACGTAGGTTGCGAGTGAGCAAGTTCTTAAGAACTTCAGCTTTCGCTTGGTGTACTTCATCGACGATTATAGTGCTCACACCGTCTAGGAATTCTGCTAGGCTTAAAACAGCCGTGCCATCCTTGTGCTTCTTGTCGAGTATATTTAAACTCTGCCAAGTGCAAATAGTGTGAGTCTTACCTAACTGTTTTCGATCTCCGAAGTACACCCCTACGTCGAGCCCACAGTTAATATAGTCTTCTTCTGTTTGTTCTACTAACGATTTGTTAGGAACAATCACAATCGACCGACCGTATGGCTCAGCTATATGTGACAGGGTTGCTGTCGTAATTGTTTTGCCTGCACCAGTAGCAATCTGTTGCAAGCTCTGTGGATGACTTAAAAAGTTATTAATAGCTGTTACTTGATAGTCACGTAGAATAATTTCTGTACCTGCTACAGGATGTCCTTCAGGCCAGCATACACCTTGGTCTGCCCAGTAACGTTCTGTAACCGGTGTAAAGTTTAATTGTATAGGATTGCGTTTATCGTCAATGTCAGCTATCTCAACATTATTTTTTGCAAGTACATCAGCAACAACATCAAGGTGATTAACATAACCTGTGCCGCCTATGCCAAAGAAAGCAACCTTGCCATCCCATCGTCCAAGTTTATATTGTGGCATATACTTTGCGTAAGGCACTTCAAATTTAAGAGCATTTGCAAGTTTGCGTCTGATATCTACATCAAGACCTTCTATCTTGATATTTACTTCATCTTCTATTATTAGTCTACATGACGCCATTAAAATTTATTTCTCCAGTCTCTAAAAAGAGGTGCATCTTCGCAATATTCAATTAACAAATCCATATGTTCAAGTACGGCAGCCGTACTCATTGGATATCTGTTACTAGAAAAAGAGAAACTAGTAATAGGTTTACAGTCACTCTTTAATAAGGGTTTATTTAATTTACTCTTTAGAGTATACACTATTTTTGTGTCTTTGTCAACCGGAGTATTAAGTTCATGTATTTTAATGTACTTGTTATATCCTTCAGTGTCAGTTTGATTATCCATTCTGTACAATACACTTATTTGATCATTAGGAATATAATTACGAACAATTTGATGTGTCTGTGTTAGTATATCAAATGCTGACTCTTCTTCGACTAAAATATTAATAGGATAGCGTTTTAATTCTATCATTGATTTAAATAATTCTTGCAACGGGTGTTCTTTTGAATCTATGTGAACATAATTTTTGCTTCGTTCTGCAATAGTTTTTGATAATATACTACAATGATATGCGCCACCACTAACTTCTTCAAGTCCGTACATAAACTTCTTATCATGATACAAGTGCATATTTTCTATGCAGGGCTCGCCCATTTCTCCTATCATTTCATCGATTACATGTTGTGGCAAGTTTTTAATTTTGTTATTATAAATTCCCGGAACATAATCTTCCTTCTTCCAAGTGTTTATTTCTTTATGTAACTCAAATATTTCGGAATCAATTTCAAAGTTATTAACTCCAAATTGTTCTATACATTCGTATGCAACTTTTTCAGTAAGTGCATAGTAATGGGTATGTGTTCCTTTTTTGTGTACATACGTAGTAGCTGACTTTGGAAGGTTATCTAGTTTGCAAATTAGTTTTTTAGAAAAAGGAAAGCGTATAGCAATCCAGGGTAGATTAGATAATTCTATTTTTCTTCTACCAAATGTAGTTACTGAGTCTGCTGCTACCACGTCTTCTAAATCAACAAACTTAATAAACTTAGTCCTATCAATAGACCGCAACGGCATACTTGTTCGAGTCACAGCATCGTGGATGTCAATATCTAGTTCTTTAAATTGATCGCTATACTTTACTAATTTTTCCTTCATTAGTTTGTATTGTTTGTCACTAAGAGATGTTCCCCTAAAGACTTGTTTAGCAATGCTAAGGGTAATTGACCCGTCTAATCTGTCAAGTTTGAAATCGATATTGGCTCTAAGGCCTGCTACAATTTCCAAACAATCTTCAATTGTATGTTGCAAACGTAGGTACTCCTGCTGTAATATGTAACTAGTATAACAGTTTAAAGTTGTAATGTCAAGTGTTTTAATGGGTAGCCTGCGGCAATTTCATGTGTACTGTATTCCACATGTGCAAGGTCATTTAGCCATTGCGTCCTGTCAGGTCTTATTGGATTGTTAATTTCTTTAACGCTGTGTTGTGCTACATCGTAAGCCAAACTACTTGGTCCGACAAAAACAGGAACTCCTTGTAGTATTGCTTGTATAGCAGGATTAGAACTCCAACTTACAACAGCATATGCATCTGACATATCAAATTCATAATCGTCATATGTGGTGTTATTCTTTACTGGGTATTGAACATCTACGTTTTTATATTTGTCAGAAAATAGTGGGATTGGACAACGTGGGTGCGGCCTAATTATTATAAGTCTATCAGTACGCTTTCGTATAGTTGATAGTGTGTTGTCTAACCATTTATCGTGTGGCGGCATAGTTGCCCACTGTTGACTTTTATTATGTTGTAAACAAATTACAATAGGGCCGTCTTCGTTATACGTCCATGGTTTTAATTTTAACCCTAACATGTTAGCACGTTCGTTATTGTTCTTCTTTGGTGCAAAGTATGCATCTCTATTAATGCCGTTGAGTCCTACCTTCCACATAGTGCCTCTATTAAGAGCACCTACTTCTAAAACAATTACTGGTCTGTTATGTAAGCGATTTTGCTCCCATACTGTCTTGTTTTGTGCCATTCGTCCATTCCATAATACACTCCATATTACAGCAACGTCATAGTTGTTGTAGTGATCCATGAGCCGGTAAGGCTCATTGTATATTACAGTGTGTCCTGCATCAACTACACTCTTAGCGAATGCATGAAATACAGGTTGACTGTTTAGTGCGCCATAATCAGTGTACAGACAGAAAATCATTGGTTAAATACTCCATATAGTATATTTACTCAAAGGATTAATATGTCATCAATAACTGTGGTAACAACGTTTCACCAACCTGGACTTAGTCTATACGGACAACGATTTATAGATAGCTTTGCCGAAAATGTCGAGAGCAAAGTTAAATTAGTCGTGTATGCAGAAAACTGTAGCCCAAAGAATCCAAATCCAGATCAAATTACAATACTAGATGCAATTAAAGAATTACCAAAACTAAATGCATTTAAAGAACGTTGGAAGGATGTTCCGCATGCAAACGGCGATATTGCAAATCACTCTGCTAGACACGGACGTAAGGATTGGAACAAAGGATTTAAATGGGACGCTATACGCTTTGCTAATAAAGTATATGCTGTATTTGATGCTTGTGAAAAGCACAACGATTGGGTAGTATGGATGGACGCTGATACATTTATTCATAGTCCGTGGAAGCACAAAGAATTTAATAACTTACTACCTCAACACGACTACATTACATATGTAGGTAGAGGTAAAGGATCACAGACGTGGCCCGAGTGCGGCTTTTACGGCCTTAATCTTAATCACCCTGTGTGTCACGAGTTCCTTAAAGAGTTTGAACGCATGTACGAAGATGCCGACAATGGTATGTTTAAATTACCTGAGTGGCATGACAGTTATATCTTTGGTGAAATACTTAACAAGTATAAAGAGTTTCCTAGTCATGACTATAGTGCCTCAATGTATTTGCGCGAAGCAAAGTCGGGCGGGGGCGGACATCCGTTAATTAATACTGAATTAGGTAAGTGGATGGATCACATGAAAGGTGATCGTAAAAACACTGGTAAAAGTAAAAGTTCAGATATAATGGTTAATCGAAAAGAAGATTATTGGACACAAAGGTAAAGTCTACGTTTGCCTGCTTCATACCCGTCGAGTATTACTTCTACACTTTTAAAATGATTAGTTAGCCAAGCAACTTGATCAGGCACCATACTGCCTTTACCATGTGCTTCAAACACACATACTTTAGGATCAAGGTGTGCAATTATTTCTTTCCAAGTAGGAACCCATTTTGCAATTGCTAAGGCAAATAGTATATCTGTTTTAGGAAGGTTAGCTTCTTGCCAGTTGTTAAGATCAGCAACACTAAAAGAAACATTATTAATATTATTTTCCTTTGCTAGGTCGTTTGCAAAACTAATTGCATCAGGATTAATATCACAACCCCATCCTTGTTTAATTTGATCTGCAACAGCAAACATTGTGCCACCGCAATTACACCCTAAGTCTAATAAAGTTTTATCTTTAAAGTCTACAGGCATAGCATTTATTCTTTCTAGTGGATCACGTGAGCCGTCTGATATAAGTTTATTTTTGTAATAAATCTTTGTGTAGTTGTTTGTAAATTTACTATAATGCTTAGCCATGCTACTTCTTCTTCCCTTTGTAAAGTTCTGCAATACGCTTAGCCTGTTCGGCTATTTGTTTCTCTTGATCTTTAATCGTCTTTTCTTGGAACTTTAACTTTTGTTCCTGGTGCTCTCTATTATCCATATTTCCTTATTCCTTTTTGTAAGACTTCTTCGTTAAACCAAATATAGTTATCGAAGTTATCAAAGTATTTTGTATATCTATTTAGTATCCAATCCCACCCGCCCTTGGACATAAATTTATCATACTTTTTTTTCATTTTTGTATTTCGGGTAGTACCGTCTAATGCAACTTTTTCAAAATCAATTATTGAAAGTTTGCCGTCTAGTAATAATACATTACCGGGATGACAATCTAAATGGGTAATACCTTGCTCTTTACAAGCATCAATAAAAGTTTTAATTTGTTCTAACGGATTGTTAATTACAATGTCTTTCTTTTTTTGAACCGCTGTAAGTATAAACAAACTTGTGCCTGCATACGATGTTGTTATAGTTAAGTCAGTCATATTAGATCTAATAAGAGTCGGAACTTGCTGGCAAGATTCTAGTCTACGATAACATTCCTTTTCATCGTTCCAAAATTCTCTAGTGAGTCTACGTCTTGTAACTTCATTCATTATTATACTTTGCCCATTTAACATTTTTATTAGTAAAGTTTTGTGTATCGTACATCTTTACTAGCTCGGTTAATAATAATAAATTATTTTTAAATTTAAACTTATTAAGATATCTAACAGCCGCTTGGCCTGCTTTTTTATGTATGTCTGCAACATCGGCAGGATGATCATTAACTCCTCTAACAGGCCCGTGTTCGTTGTAATCTATAATTGGACCTTCTTCAAAACAGTTATGTTTCTCCATGCTTTTAGTTTGATAGTCGACTAAACGTTTAACATACGGTGGGGGTCTACCGCCTATGTAAACTGTGTTAGGTGGCGCACCGTTATAAAAACTTTGTATGCTTCGGCCTTTGCCCTGTAAATCTACAATAGTAGCATTAGCTTCTTTTACAAACTCCATGTACTTAGTAAAGTACTCATTTGGTCCAAGATACATTTTACGTGATACATCTAACCTAAGTCCTGTCTTGTTAGTCATTGTTTCGTAGATCTTTTGCCAATTAAAACAATCTCTATATGTAAACGCTATAGGAGTATCAGGCAACTCTAATGTTGCAAGTGCTAGTACAGGCATATTAATATTAGCTTGATCGTTCCAAAATTTAATATGTCTTTCGTCGTTGAATGGACATTGTAATCTAATACAACGCATCCATAATGCTAACTGTCTATCGTATTTGTAAACAAAGTTTTCAATGTTATTAAGTTTATAACCTGTGTATAGTACTCCATTGATACCATGTTCGTGTGCAGACTTTACATCACTCTTTTCGTTATCGCCGTAGTGGTTATCTATGATATAGTTTTCATTAATTGATTCCCATATCCAACCTTTTTTCTTACCGTCAGCTGTAACAACTATCTTAACATCTGCTGTTAATCCGACATTGCGTAGCATCTTCATTATAAATTCTGCAGGCAAGTACATGTCACTTATCAATAGATCTCCGTCTTTAACCTTCATTATATTTTCATATATAGGAAAGTTATGCTCAAACTCTACATCAAGTTCTATCTGCGGATCGTCGTCTACAAGTATATCATATATGTCATTATATGTTTTATCTACACAAGTTTTCTTAACTTGCTTCCATGCCGCAACACGCCTGTCTTTAAAATCTGCATCGCCAATACGCTTCCCTACTTCGTCAAAAATAGAAGTAGGATGGTAATGTAGTCTAGCAATTAATGTGTCAAAGACGTCCCACGAATTCATTTTTTTACTATCCGTTTAAAATGTAATCTTGGACCTTTGTCAATTACAATAACACTATCGTAAAACGCAACGCCTTGTATTTGATCGAATGGCTTTATTAACTTCTTAGGAACATGCGGCCCGTCTATTGGGCCAAATCCAATTGCATGACTAGTGTGATGATGACTTAGTACGTCAACTATATTTTTTACATATGATGTAAAACTTTTTGGATTGTCATAGCCGCCGTCGAGTCTATTTGGATAGTAACTAGTATGTGTATCTTCACACCAGTATACTCCTACATCTTTAAGTAATTGGTATGTAAGTTTTAAAGTTACAATTTGATCTGGACTTTCGTGACTACCGTCATCGATAATAATATCAAAATCTCTAATACCTTTTTGTTTAAATTGCTGTTCCCAAAATATAGGATCAGTGCCGTCACCAATAGTTACGTGTATATTGTTGTCAGTATCTTCGTGTGCTTGGCATTTTGCATCTATGTCTACTCCGTGTACATATGTTCCTTCACCAAAATACTTTTTCCACATTTGTAAACTCCCGCCACCGCGTACACCTATTTCGAGTATGCGAGGACTTTTACCTACGTACTGTTGAAAGTGCTTTTCGTACAACGGAAAGTAATGTTGAAATTTGTCACACCGTTTAGTTAGTGTAGTAAAAATAGTTCTTAGCATTTTTAATCCTTAAAGTATACTTGTTTTAAATGTGTCCAGCATTCACCGGTTTGTACATCCTGCTTATTCCACATAGAGTAAGCAATTTTATTTTTCCATTCTTGCAAGTCGATATCGTAATTTAAATTTTCAATAATTGAAAGGTCTGTATGTGCTACTGGATATGCCATGCTTCCGCCGTCAAGAGCAAATACCGGTATTCCTCTTACTACGGCCTCAACTCCACTTAAACTATTATATGTAACTACGCAATATGCGTTTTGTAAATCTTTGTCTAGTCCTTCGCCGCCTTGTGATCCGCCGCGTGTAAGGTTAGGACTCATTGTTATATTTTCAAGTTTCATTTCTTTTAACAATTTTGTTACTAACTTTGCACCTCTATCTAAGTTACGAGGATGTGGTCGTATAACTATAGGGCGATCTGTGTATTGTCTAATTATTTTACACTGTTCTGCAATGTAGTCGTATATACTAGCATAGCCTGCTTTATATACATTTACTAGACTACTATCGCCTTCCTTCTGCCCCATAATAAGAATATAGTCACCCGGGCTGTGCCAATCTTTAAATTTGATGCCAGTCATACTTTCAAAACGATTCCATCTTTCAGGACCTACATTTTCGTTATTCCAGTTAGCATCGTTCCAACGATAACTGTTCCATCCAAATCTTAGCCATCCAGGACATTCACGAAAAGGTTCGCTTTCACTAACAATGTAAGGCTTGTTTGCTTGTTGAATATGTAACATGTACTTGCCATGCCATTCAGCTCTGCCGCCATGTAAAAACTTAGGCTTTAGTTCATTAGTTTGATAGTAAGCATCAGCATCACGCACAATGTTACTATCTAAGTCATCACTTACTATATACTGATCACCTACTTTTTCCATACCCTTTGCCCAATGGAAGTAGGGTTTAGAAGCCGGAGGCGGAAAGCCTATCATCTTTATCATACGTAATCTCTCATGTGTGCCCACGCATCGCCTGAACTTAATTCGTTAAAGTTCCAATGGCTCATTGCTAATTTTTGTACCCATTCTGTTCGTTCAAACATTAGCGGGTTTTCAACATTAGATAAGTCAGTGTTAGCAACAGCATATGCTTGACTAATTTGTGGAGTAGGGTCTGTAATAAATGTTGGTATGCCTTCTATAGCACTTGCAACACTTGGACTACTATTATATGTAATAGAACAATGTGCGTTTCTAAGATCGTCTATAATAGACGGTGCTTTACTTACTTGCCAGTCTTTATTTTTAAGATATTTAGGAGCATGTTTATCTCCTGGATGGCCGCGCACTATAATTGGTCTGTCTGTATGTTTTCTAACTTCTTTAATTGTTTTAGTTAACCAGTCCACAACGCTAAGTCCGCCCATACTCCAACCACCATTACGTTGCGTACATATTAATACATGCACACCTTGAGGTCTCCAATCTTTCATTGAAATGTTAAGATCTTTTTGTATCTGATTCCATCTGTTTGGGTCAACAGTATTGGTAAAATAATTACCAGTTGTAGGAAATACACCGTCCATACTATATCTTAGATATTGCATGTTATGCATTTTACCTACAGCATAGTTAAACAGATTACTGTCAGCAATAAATGAATGCTTACCTTTATTAATATTAATTTCATGAGCACGTCTGCGTAGTACTAAGTGCGGACTAGCTGCTGATCCTGCATGGACCCAGCCTTGGATTAAATTTACATCACTGTCGATAATATTGTTACCGTAATGTAAAATACCCTTGTCGCCGTGCTTTTGTACGCCGTCGATATATCTTTTTAAAATATCAACCTTGTGCTGATTCTTATGTGGGTTTGGTATACCCGATGCATATCCTACTACAGTTTTCATAACGATCTAATCTTATTCCAGTGAGTATTATTTGCTTCTCTACATTCTTGTAATGATTCAGGATGTGTTTCTACATTGTCAAGTAAGTATTCATAGTTATCCTGCGGATTAATAAATGTAACTCTATGCTTTAGCGTATGAAACTTACTACTCCAAGCACCGGCAACAATAACTTTCTTACCTAATAATGTACCCCAGTATGCTCCGTGGTAACTGTTAGTAATAATTGTATTTGCACTACCAAGTAACTCGATAGTTTGTTCCATGTTTGCGCCGCTGTTAATATATCTAGGAACTGGTTTGCTACCAAAGTGTGTAGATTTTATTAATTGTTTTTTATGTTCATACCAAATTACATCGTTTTTAATTCTATAATTTTTATCAAACGCTGTGTCTAAGCAACTTGCACAAGGAACCCATTCATAAGGCTGTCCGTGATCTCTAACACCAATAAGGTCAAAGTTAGATAACCAATCGGGCCACTCTGGACGCTTTACACGTTTGTTAGTATCTTCGTTATGTCCTGCACCCCATACAATTCGAGGGGCAGTAGTATTGTCTAGTTTATCAATATATTCTTTTATCATAGGTTGTAGTTTACGTAAAAATTCGTCACGTACATCTATGTTATTATGATTTACTACAGACCATGCTTCCTTCCACATTGTCATTAATGCGTTTTGATCGCTGTTGTTAAGAGCATACGAAAGGTCACTTCCTAAGAACTGATTGCCTATTAGCCCGCCACCGCCTGCTATTAGTGGAACGTCACTTGGGTATTTTGATGCGCCGATATCTAAAATATCAACTACTTGATAATCACTTGCTGGTAAGTAATATTGCAAGGGGTTACTGGCCATGTCGCCGATATTATTTTTATCAGTTCTATGAACTACTACGTACTTAATTGCCATAAAGTTCCTCCATTATAAAGTTATGAGCTGTGCCGTTTTTCATTTCATTAATATGAAACTGTCCATATGCTAGGTGGCATGCCCAACTATAGATGTACTCTTTATCGTACCGCTCTGGTTTTTCTAGATTGTACAAGTACTTATTAGCAACAGGGTCAGCTGCTGTTGGAGCAAGTGTAAAAGCCGGGACGCCATACAACACACTTTCTACAGCCGCTATACTTTGATAGGTTACTAGTGCATATGCATTATCTAAGTCTTGGTATATTGTATTTTGTAAACGTACATGTCTTGGTTGTTTTTCTCTAATAACAATAGGCCTATCTGTATGCATTTTAATTTGCGCTATTGTATTTTGTTTCCATTCTTCTGCGTTAATGCCGTAATACTTACAAGGCTTTTCACTGGGCATTACCAATAAAATATTACTACCTGTTTTCTTTCTCGCTTGTATTTTTATTCCTAATTGTTCCCATCTGTCGCTAGGACGTTCGATTATTTCATCATGCTGTAGTCCATTTTTAACTATACGATGAAACAACTTCCAGCCCATAGGGTTAATAGGACTTTTATAATTACCTATATACCCGCTGTCCATATAATAGAAAGGTCTTTTATCTTGTAAACATTTCCATATTACTTTACGTTTAGCTAGGCTACGTATTAGTATAGGTGCCTTTTTACTTTCATAATCATAGTCGTAATCGTGTATTGGTAAACTTGCACCTTTAGCGTACATGTTTACATATTCGTCTGATTTGTTTTTACTTAAACATATCATAAAGTTCTTGTTTCCACAATTCGTTAAATTCGCAATCACGATAGTTTTCAAACCACGGACCACCTTCTGTGTAGTGTATTATGTTTGGTTTTTCAATGTCGTCATATACACCTACTAGATAGTTCCATGTATGATCCAATTCACCAATCTCTTCATCGTTAAGCCAGTTAAACCTATGGAAGTATGCTCCGTTAAGTTCTTTTTCATTTACCATGTCTTGATCAACAACTTTGTTACTAGGATGTCCACAGTTCCATAATACAACACTTGACCAATTCTTGCGTGGATATATAGTTTGCTTTTGTCCATCCATTTTAAATTCTTCTTTAACTTTATAGTCGTGCTTAACACACATAACAGCATAACGGTCATCTGCTTGATCAAAAAGTTCTTTAATGTCTGTTGTAAGTATCATATCACAGTCCATAAACACAGCCCAGCCATTGAAGTTAGCAAGTTCTGGTATTAAGAAGCGTGTAAATGTAAATTCTGTACTAGCAAGTTTGTCCGCAGGACGAGTATACCATCCGCCGTCTCGTAGTTCACTTTGCTTTAATGGGCGCACGTCTGCATCGGGTTGATGCTTTAGTATACTATGCTTACATACTTGGTATGCAATATCTTCTCTTGGGTCGTAGCCTATGAATACTTTCATTAATTTCTTCTTTCTATATCTTCTTCAATACATTTTTCGCCAAACTGTATCTCAATTACATGTGCTGGAACATCTTGATTATTCATTGCCTTGTGCCAAATATTTGATCCAATGTTATAACTATTTGTAAGTGCAGGTAACTCAAATCCTTGTTGGGGGTCACCGTCTATTTGAATAGCCATAGACACTTGCCCTTGAGTAACATACCAACATTCGGATCTATAATGGTGTCTCTGATCGCTTAAACTCTTACCTGGAAGTATAACAAGTTCTTTTACTTTGTATCCTTTATCGGGTTGATCGTCTAATACTCTATACCAACCCCACTCTCTAATAGTCTTTGGATTTTTCCATTCGTCTAGTATCCAACTACTTGAATTCTTTTTGTCTTCGCCACCTACACCAAACGCAAAATCTACATGTGGATAATCACCGTATGTAGCATATTCAGGAGTCGTGGTGTCTGTTCTATCTCCGCCATTAGCAAAGATAAGTTTTGTTCCACTGCTATGTGTGCTAAGGGTTTGAAAAATCGCATGACATGCACTATCATCAGTGTCGTTAAATCCTATGACTTGATCAACAACAGATAGTTCTTTTATAATAGCACATCGTTCTTCAAACGACATAAAAGGTCTACCCTTTTTGCGTGTGAGCCATTCGTCTGAGTTAACACCAACAATTAATTTGGTGCCAAGTTTTTTTGCTTCTTTAAAGTAGGCTATGTGGCCTGAGTGTAGTGGGTCAAATCCACCTGTGACTAATACAATACGTTCCATATAGATATTTATGTACGTACATTACTCAGTGCTACAAAATTAGATTCATACCCCTTTGGGTTTTCGTAACGCCTAGCATCAGCTGTACGATACACAAATTCATCTAATGTTAGTTCATTTAGATGTTTGTCATGTACTGTAAAATTATTATTTTTTAATTGATTGTATATTTGATCAGTGCCGTAATCATAATCTTTAGTGTGTATTTCATTACATTCAAAGTAAATTACTTTTGCTTCCTTTAGTGTAAATATTGCGCCTTGTAGTGCCAATAATTCTGCACCCTCTACATCAAGTTTTACAAAATAAGGTGCTAAAGAAAAACTATCTAACGTCTTGCTAGGTAATGCTAACTCTTCAAAGTTTTCCATATAAGAATGTTTTTGTAAACCACTCCATCCTAGTCTGTCAGTGTCTTTATAAAAAGTTATTTTTTCATTACAGTGATTACTTATAACAAAATTATGTACGGTAACATTATCATTTTTTCTAAATCTATTTTTACATTTTTCATATTGTTCTGGTAATGCTTCAAAGCAAGCAAACTTTGCTTCTGGAAATGCATCTACAAATGTTTTACACCATTTGCCTGTCCTAGCACCTACGTCTAACATAAACATGTCTTTAGGTGCTGTATCAGATATGTATTCGTAAATTAATCTATCGTCATCTTTCTTAAAGACTGGCATCTTCCATCCCAGCAACTCTAAGTTTAACAACGTTAGTAATCTGCCATTGCTTTTGATCGAGGCCTTTTAACAGTCCTAACCATTTGTTACGTAGCAATGCAAATTCATTAATGATCTTTTCATAGTCAACAACGTCTGCCTCACCGTCTACGTATTTTTCAACGTCACGGCTTGACAGAGCTCGTTGGTAGTTTTCTAAGTATTTCTTAAAGTACGAGCTACGCAATCTACGTAGCTCGATATTTAAGTAGTATAGTATAGCTTCGATCTCTTGAAGTTGATTAAAACGTTGTTCAACAATGCCGGGCATATTTGCCGCGGCACGTTCAACATTACCTTTCAGCTTTACATCTAAACGACCTTCAATCAGTTCGTCTTCAAAGTATTGAATAGCTTGTGGAATTTTACCTACGTCACGTGATACTTCACTATACCAACCCATTAAAAGTCCTCTTCTTCGTCATCGTATGTTTCAACGTCTTCATCTAAGTAGTAGCTTATTGCTTCATCTAGATGATTATCAAAGCCGCTAATTTCTTTTATTTGCTGATCGTCAAAGCCATGATCGGCTAATAGATCAACAAATTTCTCAGCAACTAATTCGACTTGTTTTTTGTCTACATACTCTTTAAACAAATTCCAAACATCTATCGCTTGTTCAACTTCCATAAAATTACTCCTCTGTCACAGTTTCGTCTAGTGTTTCTTCTAGTTCTGCTTCAGAGGTATTTACCACCGGCTTCATTTTTTCGTTGTACTCTAACATGATCTGATCAAGTTTACCATCAATCATCCAAGCCTTACGATATTCAAGAACTTCTTCGCCTAATAGGTTAATATACTTGAGTCGATTGCCTTGCTTAACTAACAAGCCTTTCTTCTCAAACAATTCAACTAACCCACTGTATGGATTCATACCAGTTTCATAAGGAATTTTAACCTGCACACCTTCGAAAGGTTTTGCATATCGAGTCTTCATTACTTTACAACCAGCACGGATACCCATAACTTCTGAGATCTTATTACCGTCTTCGTCTTCTTTTAGTTTCAACTTCTTCATTGCAACAACAATACTTGATGCATAGATAAAGCCTGCGCCACCACTAATCTTATCATCTGGATCAAACATGTCCTGTGATGCATACGTGTGGTTAGTACATACTAAGCCTACATTAAGTGAACCAATCATGTTAACTGTGTTACGAACAAGTGAAGTCAATGCCTTAGGCTTACGACCCATATCACCTTTCATATCACCCTTGTTAAACTGATCAACGTCAGTAGGTGTTAGTAACATACCCAACGAATCAACTACAAACAATACTTTAGGACGATCTTCTTCGTCCATAGCACGATACTCTGTAATAAATGTTGAGATAGTTTTTGCTACATCATCAATCATTGACATGTTTAGCTTGAGAAGTTTCTCTGCGCTAGTGTCAACGTCTAGAGCCTGTAGCCAGCTCTCATCAAGTGCGTTCTCCGAGTCAATTAAGACTACAAATATACCTTGATCCTGTGCGTCTTTTACAATGTTTCCAGCGCAGAAGTAACTCTTTCCTGCTCCTGATTCACCTGCAAACACAGTAACCTTACCTAGCGGAACACCTTTGTGAAAGTCTCCTGAGATAAGATAGTTTAGTGCATATGATCATGTACTGATCCAATCAGTAGGATCGTTAAATCCAGTACTCATGCCTGAGATACTTTTAGTTAAGTCCTTGCGGAACTTACTTACATCAAATGATTTAGCCATGTTTTCTCCTATTAAGCTATAATATAAAAAGAGTTGCTACATTACATAGCAACCCTTTTCAATTGCTATTTTATTGTGATTGACGACTTCTAATCATTGCTAGAATGTCACTTGCATTGCCTTCACTAGGTGCAGGTGCTGCAGGTGCTGCCGGTGCCGCAATAGCTGCTTCTGCTACTTTGACATCTGCTTCAAACGGTGCTGCTTCTGCTACAGGAGCCGGAGTTACCGCTGGTGCTTCCGAACGCGAAGTTGCTGTTGCATTTACACTTGCAGCCACTTGTGGATCACCTGTACGTGCTTGCATACCTGCAGGACGGAAGTATTGACTCCAACGTTCTGCGTCATATGCTTCACCATCTACTGATGCTTCAAACATTTCATGCATCACTTTTTGCGCTGTTTCGTCTGGCTTTTTAGGTAAAAAGTCTGACAAGTTAAACAGGCTGTGTGTGTTAACAGCATTCATTTGACTGTCATCTAATGGACGCTCTCTACGTGCCCAAGATGAAGTTGAATAGTCTGCGTACCCACCTTTAGATGTTTTGTTTAAACGGAAGTCTACACCTGCTGTGTAATCAGTTGGCAACTCTTCCATGTCTGGATCCATAAGCGCCTGCTTAATGATCTGGAAGATTTGTGGACCGATAATGAACCTACGTATTGGGTTCTCAGGTGACTGATCGTCTGCAATTGGATTGTCAGTTACAAAGCCTTGGAATACGTATGAACGCTTTTTCCAATACTTACGACCCATGTCTTCTAGACTTGAATCTTTAAACCAACCACGTACTTCATTTAAGATAGTACATGTTTCACCATACATTTCCATACAAGGAATTTGTACTTGTACTGGACGACTATCAGTTTCGCCTTTAACACCTGCGAACGGAAGTTTGATCATCAAACGTTCTGCCCAGAAAAAAGTGTTATCTGCGTTACCGTCTGGAAGGAAACGTAGAGTTGAACTCTCGCCTTCTTTCATATTCCAAAATGGGTAAATTGGGTTTGGACCTTGATTTTGTCCACCGCCCGATGAGCGGGTTTCTTGTTCTTTGAGCTTTGCTCGGATTTCTGCTAATGATGCCATAGTTGAATGCCTCCTATAAGTGCCTATGTTATGCTTTGTAGCTACATTGCTACGTTTTTGTGCCTATTAATTTGTAGCACAGTCTATATTATATACTGGTTTACAAATAAAGTCAAGTGTTTTTTTAAAGAAAATACATAAAAACTTATAAGCGGTTAGCTAATTATCTTAAACCAGCTAACTCACGTATTCTGTCAAACTCTGGATTTTCCATTTGCTGTGGTTGTACACGCATTTGGTACTCTTCAAATGTTTGGTTAATTCTTTCAATGAACTGTTTAGCTGGAGTAATATACTCTTCACCATAGTCCTTTTCGATCATAGTTAGTACGGCTGTTTCGCCCTTTGGAAATGATCCGTTATCTCTATCAAAGTAACTTAGTATGAACTCGCCTAATGGAGTCTTTTCGTCCTTTTCAAGTGTAATCTCGTCACCGTCTGGTCCGTCTACTTTGTCACCTTTTTTCTTGCCATTTGCTTTAGCCTGACGTACTTTTTGTGCAAACGCATTGCCTTCATCAAAATTTGTATCGTCAACTAGTTCTTGAACAACGCCTTCAATTGCTTCGTCTCTATCATCGTCTGCATGTTTGCCGTGTGCTGCACACCATTCGTTAATATCTTGATCAAGTTCTTCTTCGCTAATCCGTAAAGCAGCTGCTAATGCTTTTTCGCCACCTTTTTCATAGGTATCCATAAACTCTTCCATAGCTAAGTCTGCCTGACTTGGCTCTGCATTTGGATCAAAACTTTCATCAGTTTCAACTGATGCCATCTCTTTACATTGTGAACATCTACCATGACCACTATCTACTTCTCCTTGTATAGGAGCGCCACAGCAATTACTAACTTCTTGTGCTGGAGCTTCTGCAAACTGGCCCATCATTTGTTCAAACGCTGATTCAATTTCTATTTCTTCTTTGCTTAAATGTTTGTCTTTGATTTTGCCTTTTTCTTCTTCGCCTGCGCCTTCACGCCCTGCTTTTTGTAATTCTTCAAAACCTTTTTTGCCGTACTTCTTAATACCTGTGTAACGCTGTAAGCCTGTCTCGTCTAAGTCATCTGGATTAATGTCTTCTGCTTTACTTGCTTCACTTACTAGTTTGTAAATGTATGGAAATACATCTGACAGCTCTTCATTAAACTGTCTAATAGTTAATTGGTCAATCCAATTTTCAGCAACGTCTGCTGGTACATCTTCCATTACAACCGGAGCAAATGCTTCAAATGCTTCTGCATAAAACTTTGGCTTTTGTAATGATTCAATTGTCTTCTTAACTGTCACAACACGTTCTTTAACAACGTCCATATACTCACTTAGACTTTCTGCCATTACACTAGAGCGACCCATGTAATTTTTGAACTTTCTAAGTTTTGCTAATTCTTCACTTAAACTTGTAATATGCTTGCCAAACTCGTCATATGCATTACCGCCTTCAGCAA